AATGCAGGAGTGATAGTTTGTATCTCTGGTTGATCAACTAAAGGTGTTGTAAAGTTTACTGCAGCAGAGTATGCACTTTCTAATCCATTGTTATCTCTAAACTTAACTTGGATGTAATACGCAGTATCAAAATCTAATGTTGACACAGGAACTGTAAACGATGTCAAATTACCAGTATCACCATTAGCAAAAGTTCCACTTGTATCATATACAGTCACGTTATCACTAACTCTTCTGATTCTCCAGAAACTAGAAAAATGAGTAGATCCTGCATACTCAACAATAAATGGTGTAGTGTTAATAACAGGTTGTCTAGAGAATGTTCTATTTGTATCTGTATCAACAACTGGTGTTACAGTCGCAGGTCCTGATACAAACTCAGATTCATTAACAGTCAGTGTTGCAGCATCAGATGTTATTGTAGTTGCATTAGGATTTGTCAATACACAACGGAATTGTTCTGACGGTGTTGTTGGGAAAACTGTAGCAGGAGTTGTATATGATGCTGAGTTTGCACCATTTATCTCTGACCAGTTTGCTCCACTGTTTGTTGATTTCTGCCACTGATAAGATATTGAATCACTAGTGATAGATGCGACAATAGTAAATGTTGCAGTGTTACCTTCAATAACTGCAGTAGAATTTGGTTGCGTCGATATTGATATAACACGTAAAACTGTTAGTTCTCCATATGTAGAAGTAATATCTGCTGCTGCACCTACAAGAGAAGCAACTGCTCTATAACGATCTGCATTATCATTAGCAAACACTAATGTTGGTGTGATGTATGTTGCATTAGTTGCTCCAGTCACAGGAACGTAGTTTGCACCACCGTCATCAGATCTTTCCCATTGATAGGTTACTGTTCCACTACTTGAACTTGTGGCAACTGTAAATGATGCAGTTCCACCCTCTTCTCCATTTGCATTTGTTGGTTGTGATGTAATTTGAAATGTCCTTTGAACTGTTAGTATAACTGCGTTAGTTGTTGCGGGACTAGCAGCACCCACTGCACTGATAACGCAACGATACTGATCGTCGTGATCATCTGCATATGTTGTGAGTCCTGTTGTATATGATGCTGAGGTTGCTCCACCAAGTGTGCTCCAGTTAAGACCACCATTATCTGACTTCTCCCACTGATATGTTACGCCAGGTGTATGTGATGACATACCTTCTGCACCACCTCCACCACCACTAGGAGTATCGAACTGATCCACCTCGAATGAAGATGATGCAGCGTTACCACCTACAGGTGACATTGTTACTCCACCTAGTGTAGTAAATGTTGCAGTCTGTCCTTCATCAACTGTTGCAGGACTTGGTTGAGATGATACAACAACTGTTACTGTTTCTACTTGCAATGTAGCAGCATTAGATGGGATAGTTGTTGCTCCCGCACAAGAAAGTAAACAACGATACTGGTATTCATCATACGCTGTGGTTAATGTAGGTGTTGTATAAGTTGTAGTTGTTCCACCAATTCCTTCTGATACATCAGACCATGATGCTCCGTTTGTAATTGATACTTGCCACTGGTATGTAATATCTCCTGCATCGTTATCAGATGTAGTAGCAGCAACACCAAAGGATGATGTTCCCCCAACTGCACCTGTTGTTCCTACAGGTTGTGATGTAATATTGATTGTTCTTTGTACAAACAATCTAGCATTATTAGATAGAACTTCAGATGCACCATTGCAACCCATTCTTAGTCGGTAATAATCACCATAATCATTATCATAGGATGTAGATCCAGTTGTATATGTTGTCGAACTAGCACCTGGTATATCTAACCAATTTACACCATCACCATTGTCTGATTTTTCCCATGAATAAAAGATAGTAGCACCATCTAATGTTGAACCACTAGATGTAAATGATCCTGCAGCAGGAGCAATAGGTGTCGAGTTTACTGGTTGCTGATCTACTGTAATAACTCTGAATACTGTTAGTGTAGCTGCGTTTGTGTAAGATGGTGCAACTGATGTGCTAGTTTCCAACTTACAACGATACTGATAAGTGTCCTTAGCAAAGTCATCATCTACAACTAATGTATTTGTAGTTGCTCCACTATATCCACCACCGTTAGATACTGTTGCCCAACCTACACCACCATTAACTGAGAACTCCCATTGGAATAGAATTGTAGATCCGTCATCACTGATACCCGCTACAGGTCCGAAAGAAACTGTTCCACCAGATCCTGCTTCTATACTACCGTTTGATGGTTGTTGCGTAACTGTTACTAGAACACCAGTTCCAGTTGTGGTGAATGCATATGATCTTGCATTGCTAGTTACGTTTTCTGTGACTGTAAAGTTATAAGTTGTGTCTTGATAATTTGATGTAACTGTTCCTGATAAATTACCTGTTGATGTATCAAAGGTCAAACCAGTAGCACCAATAGAATCACCACTCAATGTATATGCTTCAAAGGTTGGTTCAGATGCAAATGTTTGTCCTGATAAACCTAAGTCTAAATTAACACTATCACCATCATTATATGTTGCAATAGTTCCTGCTGCTGTTGTCCAAGTTACACTTGTATCAATGAAAGGATAAAACATACCACGTGCTGTGGTTAGAGATGCACCTGTCCCATTATAATTAAAGTCCACACCAGAATCTACAGGATAATATACGACTGCAGAACTTTGTCCAGAACTTTGTTGTGCATCTGTTTGAGATGTTAAAGATGTTGATGTAGATACCACCCCATCGTAACTTTCATGAGTTTTTTCTTCTGGTTTAATCAATGCAAGATAATTATTAGATCCACCACCAGTAGTACCTGCACTAGCATTATTGGGTGCTTGTACTGTAATACTGTTGTTAAGAGCACTTTCTGCTGCTATGTTTAACCAACCAGAATGTGATAATGTTGACATGTTTATACCGCCAACTATAACACCACCACTACCGCCAGGTGCATTTGACACCGTGATAGTTCCTATCATACCACCATGATTACTACACTGATAGTAATATGTTCCTGCTGTGTTTGGTGTCCATGACACTGTTGCATTACCTGTAGAACCTTGACCACTAGCAGTTGGAGTTGTTACGTTACTACCACCACTTGATACTCTGATATAAAATGGGTGAATAACAGATACGTTGCTTAAGTTAAAGTTGATTGTATCTCCAACATACACACCTACTCCTGCATTGTTACCACTAACAGAACCATTTCTATCAGTTCCACTAAGTGTATAGTAACTAGATGAAGGTGCAGTTGTTGTTATATTATAAGTTGATGGTGTAGAAGATCCTGCTCCTGCTGTAGAACCTGTAGTTCTAAGTTGCACTTTCTTACCTACGTTTCCTAGGAAATGAGATGCATCAGCTGGATTAAATTTAATCTCTACAAAACTACTGCCCGATAAAGTGACATATGGATTGTCTATAAGTTTCTTATCTACTATGCTGTTGATAGGATAGTTGCCATGTGTTCCCGTTCTAATATCACCAGCTGATCCCGTGGTTCTCGCAAACGTTTTTGCTAAACCACATAAGTTATTTGTAGTCAATGTATATCCATTTTTACCACACCATGCTGCCATAATACCCGCAGTAATAGGTGAGGAAAATGATGTTCCATCTATTGTGCTGTAATTTGTTGTGCTTGTATATGGTGTATTGGCAGTCCAATCATATGCAGGAAGTAATATTTTTTCACCAGGTGCCACTGTTGTACAACCTGACCCATAGTTAGAGAAAAACGCCCATCTATCGTTATATGATGTAGCACCAACTGTAATTTTGTTTTGGTTTGTATCTACATTGTTAATACCACCATTAGTATTATCTGCATATCCTGCTGTTCTTGCACCCGCTACACACTTAGTTTGCAAAGGTCCTGCAGTCACATCACTACTATTTTTAAATCCGTTACCCGCAGATCTAACAATAATGAGATTTTTTTGTCCTGCTATTGTTCCCTCAATATCATCTAGCATTTCCTCATCAGTTCCTGTGTCATCTCCTACATCATTTAACTCAATGTTAGGTGAACCCTGTGTAGGAATCGTAGGTCCGAAAGATGAATTGATAACAGCTGGACGATTATTGCCTTTATAATTAGCATCACCACTATCATTATGATCTATAACTGCTTGATATGCTGATAGTATTGCACTATAAGAACCACTTACTTGACTATTAAATGCTTTAAGTGCATATATCTGTGCACGTTTTGCTATCCCAGCTGTTCTCCCAGCTGCAAGAATAGCACATTGAGTTCCATGACCCGCATCGTCTTCATTGTTAGAACCGTAAGAACCCGCAAAATGACTTAGTTGATTAACTCTATAGTTCTGTTGTTCGGCAGTTCCGTTTAAATCAGTAACAAAATCAGGATCGTATAACTCAGGATGTAGAGCTGCGTTGTTACCTGTTGGTCTACTTGCACCACGAACACCAGAGTCAATGATGTAAATATCTACACCGTCTCCATCAGCGTTTGATCCTTGACTAAATTGTCCGTTTAAATATTGTCTATCTTGTTTTGTAATTCTATCTAAGTGCCAGTAATCATGTATGTTTATTGTTCCATATCTGTCTGGTGAACTAGTAAATCGTCCCATGCCAGGATGGACTGAACAATAGAAGTATAAAATTGATGGTGTAGATGAACTAACAGTCAATGTAGTTGCACCATCTGTGCCAGGTGTTCCAGTAATACTTACCCCTGCAGTTAATTCTCCTGTTCCACCTGTAGTATGTGTTCCATCCTGTGTCTCTGAAAATCTAAATGGATGACCATTATTTGTTGAGTCACTCTGATCAAAGGAATAAGTTCCACCTTGCATGAAACCTGTTTGATTATAAAACCTACTATAAGTGCCTCCCTGTGTTTGCGAGAACACAAAGAAATCACTACCACCAATATTTTGAACTTTTACATATATTGTACCTGAACCAGTAGTTGTTATATTTCTTGTATTACTTGTTGCTTGTCCTTCCGCAGGAGTATTGATATTACTAGATCCAGAAGTATCAACATTAAGAGATGCCTCAGTTGGCATGGGATCTCCTGCATATACCTCAGCATCCCATGTAGCATTCTTGACTACACTTAATGCTTTCAATTGTATTAGTAAATTACTTTGATACGCTGCAGGGCAGTCAAAAGTAATTATCTGAAATGATTTGAATTGTTCGACAAAGGATAAGTAACCGTATAGTTTTAAGATCGCAGATACTGCCTGATCTATACTATAGTTATCGTTGATCCTTACTATTACCTTCTTCATCCTATGGTACAATAAGTCCTTCAGATATATTTATGAAGTTCCGTCTCCTGCCTTTGCTAACAGTTTTTGAACTTCACCTTCTGAAACTTGCTTGCCCATTCTTTCTACAGGTTTGCAGAACTTTATATCATGTTTCTCATCAAACACAAATTTAGTTCTTAGGTGTGTTCTATCTCTTTCTACAATTAAATGATAGGTATTTCCGTATAAAGTAGAGTTAAATCCCATTGACACAATGACTCTGCCATCATAGAGATCTCCTACTTTGTACGGACAAGTCTCAGCAGTTCCATCAAATTTAATATGAAACTGCCTAGAATTTACGTGTTCTTGTTGTCTTAACTCACTTGACTTCTTCAGTGGCATCTGCTTCTGGTTCCTTGAGTGTCATGTTGAGTGCTTCAATTGCACCTTCCAACCTCAACACTTGTTCATTACGAGTCTTGAGTTGTTTTTCCAATTCAACGATTGTTGCTTTCTGTTCTTTCAATTGGTCAGTAAACTCTTTGACCATTTGTGTAGCGTCCATGTTTTAGAATTACGAGAATATATTATATATTATAGCACAAAAACTCTTACCGAACAAACATGAAATTCATACGTTTGCCTGGTCTGTAGTTAGAACCACTACTAGAGTTACAGTGAGTTCCTATACAAGAGTTATTACCATAACCATATGTTTGCTGAGTGCCATCTCTAGATCTAAATCCCCACTGGAATGCAGGAGAGTTGTGTCCCCCCAAACTTGTAGTGTTAGTTCCAGAACAGTAAACAGAACCTTCTCTGTTATTAACTGAGAACATGGATTGTCCATCTAAAACATCTTGTCTTGTAACTCTACCACCATAAGACTGGTCAGTTGTTGAGTCGATATTACCCGCGTTAGTTTGAATGTATGCTGTTGATGGGTTCTGTGCATCATCACCTAGTTTATAGAAAACACCACCACCATAGTTAGTAATATCAGTTGAGTTCTGATAATCCTGATAAGTTGTTGAAGAACCACTACCAGAGTTTGTGATCCAACTTGCTTCAGTATTCCATAAGTTTGATGGGTTATCAATCATGTTTTTATGGAACTGTGAAAATATTGGTGAGTGTGACAATGATGTAGAACTTCCTGCGTTTCTACTAGTTGATGCTGTATTGGGAGAGTTAAATGTACTACCAGTATATTCAGCCCTGCCCGCACCAGATCCTGCATCTGTGCAACAATGCATCATCCATCTACCACCATAAAGTCCATTACCGAGAGTTTTATTAAAGGTAATTAAATCTCTTACATCTAAAGTCTCATAGGCAGTTCCATTTGCATTTAGATTTGCCAATCCATTAGCATTAGTATATGTTCTTCCTCCAGCTCTTTCCATGGAGTATGGGTTGAAACTATTGCTTTCAACATAACTTCTATCATACTTCATAGATAAAGTCCATCCACCACCTTGTGTAGTCATATCACACCAGACTTGGAATGCTGCAGCACTACTATTAGATCCTGCAAACTTAGCAGGATTGAGATAAAGGGCACCTTCACGTGCTCGAATATTTGCTGTTGATTCACCCGCAGCAATTAGATCAACTAATATAGCAAGTGCAGACCCATTTGCAAGATCAGCAGTTGATCCGTCTAACACTCCACCAGTTTGTTTTAGTTCGTTCCATGCAGACCCATCCCAAATTTTTAATTTGTTTAAGGCAGTATCGTATATTAAAAATCCCGCATCAGCAGAAGTTAATGAAGGATATGCACTCTCCCCATTAAATCCACCAAACTTTATCCCTCTAGTAGAACTTACTTGTCCCACATTTATAATACCCATGGTCTATCAGTAGTCTTTCTCTGATATATTTATGCGAAAACCCTATGTAGAAAAATTACCCAAAAAATTTTTTCTGTATATTTGAAAACAAAAAACGCATTTTGGTTGACTATCTAAATAATTTTTGATATAATTTTATTTGTATGGCAGTGTGAAATGCTAAAAAATAACAAGAAAATATATAATCCATTTCCTACTATAGTTCACTCAGTTCTATTTGATGAGGTTGAAGAACTCAATAAAAATCTTTTGCATTTTATCAAAGAGTTAACTAACTCTCAACAAGATGCATCTGATGGTGATTACTTTCTTGCGACTGAAGGAGCATCACAACCAAATATTGATATAGTAAAAAATTTTTATGGAGAGGTAGATTGCATCACACAATTTGTTGATGACATCATGTTACCTTCATCTATGGAATGGGCAAAACATCATTTTTCTGAACTAACAGGTAGCGAAGAATATGGAGGAGACTTTGATTTCACCTCATGGGCAACTCATTATACGCCAGGTTCTTGGCAAACTCCACATATTCATAGAGATAAGATGTTTACTGGTGTCTATTTTGTCACAATGCCAGATGATAAAAAATCTCTTACCAATGGTGCTAACTGTACTAGCGATGTTCAGAATCAACCACCAGATATGCAAAATGAAGGAGCATTTGTTATTCAAAATCCCCATATTCAAAGTAGTCTACCTACAATAGGAGGATGGACAACCTCGCAAGAATTTATGCCAAAGGAAGGAGAACTCCTAATTATCCCTAGTTGGTTATCGCATTACCCTAAACCATTTTCTTCTGGAGAAAGATGTGTAATTGTATTTGACGCACAATATAATGTAGATTCCTTTGAAGTAAATCTTAATCATACACCAATAATTAGAGACTAATGAAATATAAATCATTTCAACAACACGATGTTTTTCCAACTCGTATTCACATTGCAACAGATTTTCTAGAAAAAGAAGAGTTTCAAAAAATGAAACTGCTAGTAAAAAAAGATAAAAAACTTATACAAGCTCCTGAGTTTGAAAAGAAAGTCATGATGCACATGGGCATCATATGTGACAATATAGGTGTTGATCTCGCTAGTTATGACTCAGTTGAAATAACTGAGACATGGGGAAATGTATTGAAAAAGTATGAGCATCATCCTGTCCACACACATTCAAACCATGTGTTTAGTGGTGTATTTTATTTGACTACAGGAAACCCAACAACATTTTTAGATCCTCGTCCAGCTGCAGATTGTTTATCTCTAAACTATAAAGAAGCGGATAAATGTTTCTATGGGTCTAGGTTTGTATCTGCAGCTGTTCCTAATACCTTACTATTATTCCCATCTTGGTTAAGTCATTTTGTTACACCTAACCAAACAGATGTGGTTAGAAAAAGTGTATCCTTTAATATTATTTTAAGGGGTAAATATGGAATTGATCATTCTCTACAGCAAGTTGTATTATGAACTTATTACAAAAATATATTGACATATACAAACCAAAAGAACCTATCTTAACAGAAGAAGAAATAAAATCATTACAATGGCAAAAGGGAGAATGGTCTGATGGTGCTGCTGAGTTTGTACAGTATCAAAATTGCGGAGCAGCTTTTTGCCATGAACAATCCATGTATGATAAACTTACAGGTTGGGCAAGAGATTGTGCAAACACCTACGCATTACAAAGAGAATTTACCATCAATGGGGGAAGTTCTCCTAGATTTAATCGTTATGTTGAGGGTGAATTTATGGAAAAACATAATGATCACATCTACAGTTGTTTTGATGGAAATCAAAAAGGTATTCCAATCATTAGTATAATAGGAGTTCTCAATGAAGACTATGAAGGAGGGGACTTAGTATTTTATCTTGGCGGTGAAGAATATAGACCAAAATTAAAAACGGGAGACACCATAGTGTTCCCGTCTGCTTTTCCTTGGGCACATGAAGTAAAACCTATTACCT